AGATGGCACAAATGGCAATGGAATGGCATTTTCATCAGCCAGATTATGATATGGAGAATCGTCATGATCATTGATGTGATGTCTGAGCAAGGCAATGCATTCTATATCATTGGGCAGGTGAGGCATTACATCAAGAACCAGGATGGTCCAGAGGTCGAGAAACGACTAGAAGCAGTCACCAAATTGATGTATGAATCTGATTATGAGGTTTGTCTAAGGATTGCTGTACAGGAGACTAATGGGACACTGGAATTCCATAAGAACGATGAACCATATGTCGTACAAGATGATGAAGAAAATGTATGGTTATTTGGTGATCCGATAGATGTAAAAGAAGAACCTGAATATGAAATAATTTTTACACCAGACTTTGAGGTCAATATAAATGATGATAGCGATAAATGAAAATCCTAGATACAAGAAAATGCGTCAGGCATTTGATTCGAATGAACCCGAATTAAATGAAAATTACAGTCAATCAGATATGGCACGAGCATTGTCATGGTATAACATGTTCTGGGATATCAAGAGACTCACTGGGACTGCCAATAGGTATCTGAAGAAAAATAAAATTAATAAAGTAATCCCCAGTAATGTTGGGATTAGGACGGCTGGTGCCATCATTCGTTTGATGGAGAGGAACCAGATCGCCATGGAAGATAATACATTCTTGGAGAATTGGATATCCAGACTCCAGGACCCTGAACCAGTAAAGGCAGAAGTGAGAAGTAATAGACCTGTTGTCAGTATTCAAGAGGCAACTGCCATTCGATTGAATGAATACATTACTGGATTGGATAATGCGTTTGAGGATTTTATAGAATCCAAGTTCAAGAAGAAATTCAATACCAAGAAATATTTAGCCAACAAGGATGTAAAGGCATCATATATCCAGGGAATGGTGGATTGGGCACAAGCTGTTTATGATGAAATTTCCCTTTCAATGACGGACAAAGAACTCAAAGAAGGATATTCAAATTACACCGTGATACAAAAGAAAAAGATTCTAAAGTTTTTCCATGAAATGATCACTGAACTAGGGTCATATCGCAATGCAATCAAATCTGTCAGGAAGAGGAAAGTGATTCCGGCATCTAAGATTGTATCAAAACTGAAATACCAGACCCAGTTCCCCGGTCTAAAACTGGTATCAGAGTCACCAGAGAAGTTGGTGAATGCCAAAGAGGTATGGGCATATGATACTGATAAAAGGGTGCTTCGGTATTATACATCCATCTCGGGCATGACTGTCAAGGGGACTACCCTAAAGGGGTTTGACTTCGGTGAGCAGAGAAAACTTCGCAAACCAGATGAGCAGTTGTCCGTGATTACGAAGTCTCGTAAGGGTCAGTGGATAAAGCAGTTCAAAACCACTGCCAAGACGGTTGTCACTTCTCCTAATGGTCGATTCAATGATAGCACTATTATACTAAAGGTGTGGTGATGGCAGAGATAGAAGACATATTAGAGGCAAAACAGGTGACACAGAAAGTGTTCACCTCGGAGGCAGAGCAAATCATCATAACAAATGGTGGTGATGTAATGGATGCTATTCTTACCATATGTGATAGGTATAACATAGATCCTGCTGATGCCAGTAAATATTTGAACAAACCACTAAAATATAAGTTTGAGTCATATTGCTCAAATCTTAGACTAATACCACGAGGGAACCAATTGCCGATATGAACAGGGACTTTAGTAGTGAAGAAATCTTTAGATCATACCAGTTATTCCAAAGTCTAAAATTACATTTCTCTGAGGGAACATATGATGCCTTGAAGTATAACTTCAAGACCAATGCTACTCCCAAGTCGTTCTATAAGAGAAGGGACAAGTACAAGTTCTATGAACCCGTGAAGAAATATCCCAAGGATATCCTGAACTATTATGTATACAATTTCATCGAGGGAGCACGATATCCCGGTGACATGAATGATGAAAACTATATCAAACACAAAAGAACCCAGGAATCCTTACTATATACATTTACTGCTGATGTGGCATTACTGGCAGACAATGAACCAGAGTTAGATGGACTCTTGAAACCACAGGGGAATCGGGTCCCAAAGATTATTGATTACTACCTCTCAGAGGACATCCAGTTAGAGACCATTGTGATTATGAATAAACTGACATCATTCATGAAGGATTCGGAGGAAAGTTTCCGTATACATAGTGTATATGAGGACTTGTATACAATCATCATGAAGTATGAGCAGTTCATGAGTCCTCAGTTAATTGAATATAAAAAGGTAATAATGTCCAAATTCACTTGACTTTTAGATTTAGATGTGTTATAATAGCACATGTAATACGAAGTTCGTCTTATCTTCGGGGATTAAAATTTGACTACACACTGTAATATATTGTAATATAAAAATAGGAGATGTATATGTCATTTAGTGACCTTAAAAAGAATCGGCAGAAGCAGATCGATTCACTTATCCAGGCAGCGGAGTCTGCCACTGGCAGCAAATCCCAGAACTCATGGGAGAAGGATGCCGCTAAATTTTGGAAACCTACCGTAGACAAGTCTGGTAACGGTTACGCCGTAATCAGGTTTCTTCCTGGACAGGACGATAAGACTGTCCCATGGGTGCGGTTTTGGGACCATGGGTTTCAGGGTCCAGGAGGACTCTGGTATATTGAGCGTTCATTAACCTCGATTGGTCAGGCAGACCCATTGGGTGAAATGAACACCAAACTCTGGAATACGGGTTTGGATTCGGACAAGGAACTGGTCCGTCAGCGGAAGCGTAGACTTCACTATGTAAGCAACATTTATGTGGTAGAAGATTCTGCGAACAAGGAAATGGAGGGCAAAGTTTTCATGTACACTTATGGGAAGAAGATCTTCGATAAGTTAAATGAGGCAATGCAACCTGAGTTTGCTGATGAAACTGCCGTGAACCCCTTTGATCTTTGGGAGGGTGCGAACTTCAAACTGAAGATCCGCAAGGTAGAGGGATATCGGAACTACGACAAGTCTGAGTTTGCCGATGTGTCAGAGTTAGTTGGTGGTGATGATGCGGCAATGGAAGCAGTTTTCAACACGATGTATGTCTTAGAGGAGTATGTTGATGCTTCTCATTACAAGTCCTACGATGAGTTGAATGCTCGACTGTCACGGGTCCTGGGTGCTTCTGCACCTGTATCCACGGCAGAGGAAGTTGTTCTGGACGAAGTAGTAGAGACACCAAGTGCCCCTACTGCTGATGCAGATGATACTCTCAGTTACTTTGCCAAATTGGCTCAGGAAGGTTAGTCTAACCCTCTTTTTCCTTTAACCCAGAACGGAGTCTCACGACTCCGTTTTTTATTGGGCTTTACTTTCTTTACCTTTTTCTTATTCAACAGTGAAATCATTTCCATGAAGGACTCAGGGTCATCTTCACTTATTTCACCATTCTTAAATGCTTTTTCTACTAAACTTTGTATGCGTATTTGCGATACTTTTGTCATTATTACTGATATGATGGATAACTAAATGATTTCTTACCACCTCTTTGACTCCATTTAGGAGCAGCTGCGTCAGCACCTGGGGTCATATTGTTGACAATATTTGTAATATTGCTGGATGAATTATCAGTCTGTTTAGCATCTACATATGAACCACCACCAGGCATCCCTGTTGCCTGATTATTTATTGCCTGTGCTTCGGCATTTTCCCTATATTTTGTTTGTAGTTCTGGCGGTAACATTTCCAATCGCTCTTGCTCAGTGCCTTTGGCATACTGATTCTTTTGCATAGAAGTCCATTTAGCAGGATCACTATCAAATTGGAAAACTTTTTTTCGTTTCTTTTGTATTTCTAGTTGTTCGTTTGGCGTGGTCCCCTGAGAGGTTTCTTTGTCCATATCTATTGGAGGAGGTGGTGATGCTTTTGCCCATTCATACACACCATCAGGTATCATCCACCCAACCATACCTTTTGGGTCTGGTAAAAATGCACGAACAATCTCTTTGAACCCTTCTGACAAATGATGCCCAATATTGGACATAGCACCAATCAATTTACGCCAAATATCCTCTACACCATCTACAAGTTTACTAAACAAATCTTTGAAACTAAAAGAATCTAGAAGCTTGGAAGCATCCTCAAATCCCATTTTATCAAGTATCCATGATATACCATCTTTCAGGAGGTCCAGTGGTGCCATAATTATAGAATTGACCAATCCCTTGATACCAGCACCTATAATAGAAACAAAATCAGAATCTTCTTTACCAAATTCTTCCATCATAGCACTAATAGTGTCAAATATACCCATCACTATAAGAAGAGGAGCAAAAATCTTAGAAACTGTTTTTGCAACTGTTGCTATATGCTTACCGAATTTACCAAAAAACTCTATTATACTACCAATGAAACCCTTTCCGCCCGTTTCTGCCGCAGGCATTATTTTTGAGACTAAATCGGTAACTGGTTTTAAAAATGCTTTGACACCAGACCATACAGAACTAAATGCACCACTAATGGCATTAAACACACTCTTAATGCCAGTTAATACTTTTTGAAATGTTTTTCCATGTTTTTGAAAAAAGGTTATTTCAAATAGACTACCTATAAATTTAATACCTTTAAGAAACTTACCACTAACAAACTTAAATGCGTCCTTTATGGTTTGAATGAAGGATAGTTTAAAATTGCTGAAGTTAATCTTTAAAAATTTTGTCAGTTTCTCCCATGAAGCAATCACCCATTTAGGGGTAAATGCTTTAATAAGAGCCATCATTGCTCTAACAGAACCACCTATCACCCCAAGAACAACACCAATAGAAGTTGCTAATAATCCGAATGCACCAGATAAAGGAAGCATGGAAAGCAGAAATCCTGCCTTCAACCAATCCCAACCATCATCATCACCACCTTTACCTGACTCTCTGTCCTTTAGAGACTCTTCAATACCTTCCAAAGCGTTTACTTGACGTTCATCTTTCTTAAATTGCTCTCTGGCAACTTCTTTCTCTTGCAATGAATTACCACGCTGTTCAGCAAGACCTGCTTGAAGTTCTTCTTTAATCTGAATCTGCAGCTCTTCCTTTGCTGCATCAGCACCAACGTCATTTATTTTTGCGATAAGTGATTTAAAATCTGAAATGTTTTCTGAAGCCATTTGTCTTCCTAATTCTTATTGTTTGCTTGTCTTATTTTTTCGTTTTCTTCTTTAATATATTCTGTCAATAATGACACATATACTTCCCTCTCCCAAGGCATCATGTTATTCAATTCAGTTAAACTATACTTATGATGTTGCATCAAATTAAAATTGGTTTGATAATGGCTGACTAAACTATCATGAGAGAGGTTTAGGAGAAAAAACTTGCTAACCCCGTTAATTGTATTTCATTATCCTTTTCACATTTTTCACATTTAAATTTTATATCTACATATGTAGTGGGTATAGTGGAGAAAAACTTCTCCAATTTTTTAAACTGTTTTCCTGATAATGCCTCAATAAATGCTTGAAGTTCTTCTTGCGTTTGCTCTTCAGAGGCATATATAGTATCCCCCTCATATATCGAGTCAATACAAGATGTCATCATTCCAAATGTCATTTCTATCTCAGAAATTCCTGTGTATAAATGATTGCTCAAATTATCAACTGTTGGGTATTTTAAATTAATACCAATCTTATCATCCAAAGAAATGTGCATATCACTTTTCTTTTTCTTTAGATTCTTTACCTTAACCTCATTATCTAAATCTATAGTAACAGGATTAGATGCTTCACATGCTTCACATTTAGCAACAATAGAAGAAGTTTCTCCTGTAGATTTAGTTCTCAATTTACAGAATATATACTCCAAATCAAATGTTGTCATTTTTTTAGAATCAACTCCACCAAATGTGCATGATTCTATAACATTCTTTACTGCTCTTAGGAGATCTGCTTGTTCCTTAGACTCCATTGCGATCATTAATACTTTTTCTTCACCTACAAGGTATGGTCTATATGTTACGGATTTCCCTGTGCTAGGGACCATTAAACTATATTTTGGTATATTTGGTACTGGTAATGCCATCTCAATTCACCTTTATTATGATTAAAATTTCTTTCCTATTATATTACTTATTGTATTCTTTCCTACATCAAGCAGACCCTCTACAATGCCCTGTTCTTCCCAAGTGTCATATGTCATGACAACAGTACATCTTAATGTGTCATCTGCCACCTGATTAGACAGTTCTATTGAATTTATAGTAACTGGGTATGCATTCTTTAACTTGATTGAATGGACAGGAACAAAATCTTGTTGCGCCATTTGCTGTATAATAATATCTGTAGTATATTCATTTTTATAATTAAATCTATGTTCATGAATATCATCTGCCGATGGTAGAACTTTGTCCATCCATCCCTTAAAATATTTCCATATATAATAATCATTCGTCAAATTAAATACAAATGTCACATCTTCCATTATATACTGATATGGCATTTTAACTGATTTCATGGATGTTTTTCGTTCTTCTGTTGCTATATTTTTTCCTGGTATAGAGCACGATTCGCATAGAAGATATATGTCTCTGGGGTCATTTAAAAATGCCATTGGATTAAAGCTACCACCAGATAACACACCCCGTATTGCATTTGATGCAACACCTGATAATGCTCCTCCTATACCACCGCCACCACCAGTTAATATATTCTGGCCAGCAGGATTACTCATGTATAAAGCGAATCGATTAGACCTGGCAAATCCTCCTCTCCTGCCTACTGTTGATTTTAAAGCATCTACACTTGTCGGTAAAGTCATTAATACATCCTTCTTGATGCGCCCCAAACATGGGTCTTATTTTTCTTCTTAAATGATTCCGTCTTGAGAAATATAGCAATTTCCCATTCTGGTGCTTCTACCATTGCAATACCTGCCTGCACATGCTCAGTAAGATAGTGCTTGAAACAGGGAGCAAATTCCTTGAACTTGCCTACTGATTTTAGTATTTGGTAATTGATCTTCATCCTAGTGGATTCATCATACTTTCTGTTATTCGTGGTCTCCATCAACTTATCCAGGAACTTGGCACGAACCACGGGTGATAGGTAATGGAGGTTCAGTCCATAAAACCCCATGGGTGCCCGTTCTACTGCGATAATCAATGGAAACGAATCATAGTATGGAAGGGTCTTACGATGCTTGGGGTCATAGAAGAACATGTACATGGACCCAGACCTAAATCCTCTCTTCTTTACAAGCGCTCTATCCTTCAGCAATTTATACTTATTCACTGAACCCAATTCACGCACCTTACTACGGAACCATTTCCTCGATTCTTCTGAGCGAGCCTTGATACCAGAGCGAAATGCTTCTTTTTCTAATGTGTCGAATAATGAGTCTGCCATATCTTTATTTATATATTAGTAACCTTTTTTCCATATAACGTATAATATAGCAGGGATACCAATTCCGAGGTTAAGGAAATGCCATAGCACCAGTGGATCTATATCCAATAACCATGCTAACTCAAAAGAATGAGTTACATTGATTAATTCTACTGGACTTTTCAATGGTTATTATTACCCGAATGACCATCCCAGATCAGTAGAGTTATGCATCTTAACCACCAGATTAGCCTTCTCAAAGGCACCCACACTATTGGTCTGCCGTGTAACCTCTCCATCTTTATCATACTTGTAGGTATGCTTGAATCCATTGGTATCACGATAGGTCAGTATGCGACCCCTCCTATCATATGTCTTCCAGAACTCCCAAAACTGGTCAGGGTGGTTACCAGAGTCCATGGTATCTTTGTCCTTGACAGGTATAATAAGAGTTGTCTTGTAGTGCAAAACCTGAGATTTCTTATTATACTCATACCAGTGCTCATGACCATCATCACTATAATATGTTAAGTTACCATTCTTATCGTGTTTTATATTATCTTTCATAATCATATTCCCCATCATGCTGTCAACAGTTTAATACCAAATCCTTTGAGTGTCCTTTCTGTCCATATCTGAAATACACAATCATTATCCTCTGCGAACTTCTTTGCTGCTTTCCACTTACTCACATTCTTTATGTATATTAGGGTTTCTTTTAGTACCTTGGCCTTATTCTTTATACGTCTATTGGGTGGTTTGGTCTGCTTCTCTGGTTTAATCTCAATGAGGTATTTCCTTCCATCACGGGTCTTGAAGTAAATATCCACGAAATATCTGTGCATCTTATTATCAGTCTCACAGAGGTATGGTATAATAACATCCTCAGAATTCCATTCTATAATATCATCGTTCTTCTCTATCCACCGAAAGGTCTGTCTCTCCCACATGGAACGATAGACAACCTTACTGGAATCTCCTTTATACTTCTTTTTGTTCTTGGGAGTGTATTTTCCTTTATAATTCTTCACATATAAATATAAATAGTTAGGTTACCCATATTTATAGGAAGAGAAAATGGCTGTAGGATTAAAAGGTGCCGCCGCAGCGGCTGCCATCGGTGGATCAGTTGGAGCAGCGGCTAAATCAACATCGATATCTTCGACACAACAAAAAGTATTAAGATATCCTAGTAGTATTGGCACCAATAGAATGCCTCACATGATATTTACTGCTGTTGAGGCGAGTTATGACCACGAGGGAAAGGGTAAAGCCATGGATGCTGCACAAAATGTTGCTTTATACTTACCCATAGGACATAATATTAAAGATTCAGTGTCATGGCAACAGGAGAATGGTGGATTAACTGCTTCTATATTTAAAGCTGTAGCCGGTAACTATGATACTACTAAAACATTGACTAACCAAGATGTAACAGCAATGAAAGATGATATAATAGCAAAAACTAAAGAGGCAAAAGCTTCTTTACTAATGAGCCAAGGTGCGAAAGTTTTTGGTGCTGGTGCACTAGCAACAGGTGGTGCTAAATTAGGTAGTGTCATGGGTGCTATTGCCGGTGGAGCAGTTGGAGCAGCTGCGGTTGGTGGAGCTATAGATTATGGAAAAAAGAATTTTCAAGAAGTATTGAAAGAAAATCCATTTATGACATTTGGTGGAGTAAATTTAAGACAGTTTTCATGGACATTTCTTTTTTATCCAGAAACCGCTACAGAAGCCGCTAATTGTAGTGCAATTGTAAGGTGGTTCAGAAAACATATGTATCCAGCACAATTGGGCGGTCCTATGGGGTTCGCACTAAAATATCCACCAGTATTTAATATCATATTTGAAAATGCTCATTATCCCAGATTACCAGAATTAGCATTAGAAGATGTTTCTGTTACATATAATAAAAATGCTCCATCATTTTTTAATGATGATACTCCAGTTCAATTTGAAATGTCATTATCATTTAAAGAATTGACACCTTTGTATAAGAATCACATAAATCAATTAGATAAGAAAGGTCAGGGATTTTAATATGAGTTATTTTAGACATTTTCCGAAAGTTGATTACGACATACTTGGTGATGGCATAACCCAATCAGTAACCAATATAACATCTTATGTTGATATAAATTCTAAATTACTTGATGATATATCCTTTTATTCTGAATATGTTATCGCAGATCGTCAACGTCCAGATAATGTGTCAATGACACTATATGGAACTGACAAATACTACTGGACATTTTTCATAATCAATGAGCACCTTAAAAATTCTTACACAAATTGGCCACGCAAACAATCTTCCTTAGAAGAATTCTGTCAAAGCAAATATGAGGGGATAGGTGCGGTTGTTAATGGTGATGTGTTTGGAAAGTTTATTCCTGGCGAAGTAGTGACTGGACAGATATCTGGTGCTACTGGGAATGTGATTGCCATATATCCATCAACAGAATGGGTCCAAATTGAAAAGACATCTGGATCTCCTGATTTTACTGTTGGAGGAGAAACTATTGTAGGTTCTGATGGACAGGCATCTGTAACTGCTAAGTCTATTAATGATTCTTTACATGCCCCTAGACATTTCGTTGATTCTGCTGGAAATATAACTGACAAAAAATCTTCTGGAACAACAGCAGTTTCATTTTATAAGCATGAAGTGGAACTTAATCTTAGTAATTCGAAAATTAGAGTTATTAAACCAGCATTGATAAAGAAAGTTTTCAAACTTTTTGTGAACGAAATTTCAGAGAATTAATTCATGGTAGAAATCACAATAGATGAACGAGGGAAAAAGGCCGATCCTCATTTAGGACAATTATCAAATTTTGAAGTAGTCCTAAAAAATATTAGAGGCAAAAAGACAGAAAATTTAACTGCTAATGTTAAGTCTCTAGAAATAGAAGAAAACATTTACAATCCATTTCTCTCTGCGACAATGGTTCTGATGGACGATTCTGGTCTATTTACTACCATGCCTTTGGTTGGTCAAGAAGAGGTTATGATAACATGGACAAAGGATGGGGAAGATATGTGGTTGCCAATGCTAGTAACAGATATTGGCGATGTTGTAAAGGTAAAATCTGATGTCGTACAGTTTTCAGTAACACTAACTGAAATAGTTGAATTTAGAAATTCTGGTAAAACATTTTCCAAATCATATTCAGGCAAGGTCGGAGATATAATAAAGTCTATTATTAATGATCAGTTTGGTATTGCCGTTGAGATGGGTGGGGGGGCAGAAAAGTCTCCCACGGTTTCTGTAGTATTTCCAATTATGAGACCATACCAAGCTATACAAATGCTTCTGAATACTGTGCCGTCCAACGATGGGTCACCATTATTTCTAACAACTTCAGTATGGGGTCTGAAACGAAGACTTTTATCCATGAGAGATATGGAAATAAATCATGATGGTTTGGAATTTGAAAAAACTGTGTTAATGCATCAGGACCCCAAACATGGTTCTACAATGGAAGGTAAAAAAGAATACAGACATAGTATATTTGATGTGAAGATTGAAGACGCATATGATACAATGAGATTAATAGGTGCTGGTGCATATGCAGCGAATGCTACTAAGATCGATATATCAACAAAATCAGTTAATACAGATAATTTTAATTACCTAAAACATCAAGAATTGCATGATTATGAAATAAACAACCCACTTCAAAAAGCATATAAAGGTGAGTCCACACTGTTTGGTCCATTCGGTGAATTCTTCTTCCCTGATCAAAAAGGAGATGCAGAACTTTTACATGAACGATATAAATCTAAACATTATTCCCTACCACAAAACAGCAAGGGATTTTCTTCAAATCATCAAAATGTATTTACACAGGAATCCATAGAAATAATGGGTCATAGTGCATTTAGAGAAAAGTTTACAACATCTCAGGTTAGCATTAATTGCGATTCTATAGCATGGTTAAAATGCGGAGAAACTATAACATTATTATATAAAACCAATGTTCCTAAATATGATGAGAGTAGTAATGAGTATGATAAAGTTAATTCAGGAGAGTATGTTATTGAAAGTATTACTCACCTATTCAAGGTAGTCGAAGATGGAAAGCTATCCTATACTTATAGCATGGATTTAATCAGAGACAGCATGGGCATAGCACATAAAGAATAATAATGAGAGAATCAGATGAAAGTTGAATTAGGCGTAGTAGAAGACCGTAAGGACCCAGAACAAATGGGTCGTGTGCGTGTGCGTATTCTGGGCAAGCATACACCAGATAGACAGGATATCCCTACGGAAGACCTTCCCTGGGCTACTGTAATGCTCCCTACGACGAGTCCCAGTGTATCTGGACTTGGGCATACCCAATTCTTGGTAGAGGGGTCGTGGGTAGTCGTAGCGTTTCATGATGAGTTCATGCAGGACCCTATCGTATTGGGGTCTATAGGCGCAATGCCCAATCAACCCAGAGGAGACTCCAAGGTAGGGTTCAATGACCCTCTTGGTATTTACCCCAGACCCACTAAGGATGATGTCCCTGAACCAGATTATAATAAATTGGGTCGTGGTCTATATGCTGGCACACACGAGCAATTAAGAAAAAGAAGGGCACAAGCCGCATCATTCAATAAGGATAGTGATTTAGGAACATCTGAAGTAACTGCTAATGTTGCTGAAACTGGTACAGCAACATCTGAACAAGGTGACCTGGGATCAATTGCTACTCAAGGAACTACCAACACGGTTTCCGAAACTGATGAGGATGGTGGTTGCCCAATAGCAACGGCACCTGAACTTTCATCTGTAATGCCTGGTGGTGGAGAAGACAGATCGTTCTGGAAACAACCTACACCCGGACCTACAGGTGGGTTTTCTCAGTATCCATATAATCATGTATATGAATCTGAGTCAGGGCATGTGATTGAGGTTGATGATACTAAGGGTGGTGAGAGGTTAATGACCCAGCATAGAACTGGCACATTTGAAGAAATTTATCCTGATGGGACTAAAGTAACAAGGATAGTCAAGGATAATTATGACATTATAATGTCAAATAATAATGTGTACATAGGTGGATCTTGTAATCTCACAATTGAAGGTGATTTAAAAACATTAATCAAGGGCAATTATACCTTAGAGGTTGAAGGTAATTATAATGAAAAGATAGGTAAGAATCGGAACACTAAAGTGGGTTCTATGGGACGAGGGAACTATTCATTTGAAATATTAGGAAATCAAACCGGAAATGTAGTTAATGCAAATACTCTGAATACTGGACCATCAACACTGGTGACTCGTGGTTCACATAATCATACCTGTGCATTAAATTATAGCTTAACATCATTCCTTTCTACATCAATGAATGCTGGATTATCTACTAATATTGATACCTTGGTGACCACTAAGATAAGCGGTGGGCTTTTGTGTAAAATCACATCAACAGTAGATACTTTTATTGCTGGTGGTGCTTTAATACAGATTGGTAATAAAGATTTTACCACTGGTTTAATCAATACTGCTGGTGCGGTTTTGACTAATGAATCGACATTTGGAACATCAAACATCGCAGGAGTTGGTATCGCATCGACTGCTGTTGGTGGTATTACACATCTTGCCGGCGGTCTATTCAAAGCAGCGGCAGGTTTGGAGGCAAGTGTTGTAGCAGGTGCTGCATTAGATTTAACTGGTGGGGCTAATACGACAATCCTCGGTCTTCAAGTACACATAAACCCATAATGGAGTGATATAATATGGCTGGAGCAATATGTGGAGCAATAGATGGGGCATTAGAAGCTATAAGTGACCAATTAGATTTAGCGGCAATTTCTTCTATAGTCTCATTTCCATCAAATGCTATACTAGACGCTGCTAAAACAGTAATTCAAATACAAGGGATTATTGATAAAGCATCACTGTGGGTAGGAATGGCAACTTCGGCGGTTGGTCAGGTTGTTGGTGTGGTGGAATCATTAGCCACTGAAATGACTGAGTATGCTGATAAATTGGGCGGTCTGCAAGCACAATTATCAGGTGATTTGACAGGGATGCTACCGACAGAAATTGCTGATTTAACGAACAAGGCATCCGAACTCACTAAAGAATTTACTGATAAGTGGGGCGGGGCAATAGAAGAGTATGGTGAAGATATTGATACTATTATGGATGCACTGGGCGGAAACTTAGACCCCTGTGGTGTTATTCCTAATATATCCTCTATCGGTGGAGTAATGAGTCTGGATGCAATGGTGCCTAAATTTCCAATAACACTTCCAGACTTTGAAGAACTTTCTAAGTTGACAGATTCTCTTAAAAGTCTTAAAAGTGATATAAGTGGAAGTATTGGTGAATTAGCTGGTGCAGTTGATTCACTTCAAGGAACAGTTCAGGGGTCATTAGATGGAGCATTGGCAGACTTTGCAAAACTCAATGTGGATGCCATACTACCGGACCTATCTGATATTACTAAAATAGATTTTGGTAGTTTAGACCCAACATTATTAAAGGATGCTAATAAGGCAGCATCAGAAGCATTGACATTAGAAACTCCTGCATCTGCTAGAGGATGGATTGATGATACATTAAATAGTGCAGTAGAAGGTGCTAAAGATATTATAGATACTGCTACTACAGAGGCAATAGCATAATGCCAGGTCTATTGATAGGAAGAGCAGATGTGTTAGATATAGTAACCACCCCATCATGTTGTGCTGGAGTGACATCACCGGCACTGACATTAACGCCTACTCCTACAGGAGTAAGTGGTGGTTCATCAACAGTGTTTATTGGTGGTAAAGGTGTCCATAGACATGGAGATGCCACTCAGGTTCATGCTGGACCCCCTCCACTCTGTCCTCCTCATATTGGAGTAGCTATAGCTACAACTGCTACTGTATTTGTAAATAGTGCTCCTGTCATGAGAATGACTGATGTATACTCTAATGGTGAAATTCTTACTGCTCCTCAAGTTCAAGCAGCAGCCGCAGGCAATGGAGTATACGCTGGAGTATAAATAAAGATATGGGAATAAGTTCAAGAGTAAAAACGTATAGCGATGTAGATTTAAAGTTTAGGGTTATCCCTAACTCGGGTGATATTGCGCTTAAAAAAGATGTAGAGGCAGTAAAACAATCTGTTATTAATATTCTATTAACCAGCCATGGTGAAAAGGTATTTGAGCATACTTTTGGAGGAAATCTAAAAGATTTTCTATTTGAAAATTTTGATACAATAACAGCAGCCGGCATAAAAACAAGGGTAATATATAGTCTAATGAACTATGAACCTCGTGTTGAGGTGCTTGGCGTTGAAGTAATAGATATGATGGAGATTAATGCTATAAAAGTTTCAATAGAAATTGTAATTCTATCACCAGAAGAAATAACAACAACCGTAGAATTTATTGTAGAGAGATTACGCTAATGGCAGTATCAACAACAGGAAATCTTAATGTATCAGAATTAGATTTTGATCAAATAAAATCTAATCTTAAAGAATTTTTAGAGGGACAGGACGAATTCACTGATTACAATTTCGATGGCTCGGCACTCAACGCAATCCTTGATGTATTGGCATACACGACTCATTACAATGCTTTTAATGCTAACATGGCAGTGAATGAGTCATTTCTTGATACAGCTAAACTGCGTTCTTCTGTTGTCAGTCATTCGAAGTTACTCGGGTATACGCCACGTTCAGCATATGCGCCAAAGGCAACGATTGATGTGGAGGTTACAAATCCCACAGGAATGCAAAATGCAGATGGTTCGTTTAGAAATATGGTGATGGAACGAGGAACCATATTCAAGACCACAATAGATGGTATCACCTATAAATTCGTCAATACTGAAACACATTCTATCCCCAGAGAAAATGGAAAATATATATTCACTGATACTGAAATAATTCAGGGCGAATACAATACAATTGAATATGTATTTGATAATAATACAGCAGAAAGATTTGTAATGCCAATAGATAATGTAGTGACTTCTTCTCTCATAGTTACTATAAAAGAATCTGCCCAATCTTCTGAATTTGATACTTATAAGTTATCAACCAATTTAGTTGATATTACTAATGATACTGAATCTTATTGGCTTCAGGAAGCAAGAGATGGTTTCTTTGAAGTATATTTTGGTGATGGTATTATTGGTAAAAAATTGGTAAATGGTAATGTAATCAGATTAGAATATGTTGTGACAAAGGGTGATGAAGCAAATGGGACAACAAATTTTATATTATCAGATACCATAGATGGTAACTCAAATGCTACTGTTACCACTAAAGATAAAGCAACTGGTGGTTCTGGTAGGGAAGACATATCTTCAATTAAATTCAATGCTCCGCTTGGGTTTGTAGCACAGAATCGTGCAGTTACACCTGATGATTATAAGACTATCATTCAAGCTAATTTTGCGAATATTCGTGCTATTACTGTGTGGGGAGGAGAACAACACGATCCACCGGATTATGGTAAGGTATATGTTACCATAGCACCAAAAGATTCTGATGCATTATCTGATAACGATAAAGATAGAATTATATCAGAATATTTAAAACCAAAGAATGTAGTATCTATTACTCCAGTTTTACTAGATCCGACATACACCTTCATTCATCTGGAAATATTCTTTAAGTATAACCCTAATACTACCAATGACGATAAGGATACCCTGGAAGAAAAAGTAAGGAAAACATTAGAAGATTATCAGGAAAATGAATTGAAACGGTTCGATGGTGTCTTCAGGTATTCTAAAATACTTACCCAAATAGATGCCACTGATTACTCTATCATAAACTCATATATGCGATCATATATGAAGAAACGATTCGTGCCTCAACTTGGTAAAGAAGTGAAGTATGAACTTGTATATGCTGCTCCATTACACAAGACTACTTCTCAAGAATCTATCATTTCTTCTTCAGAATTCATTTTCCTCACCAAGACATGTACCCTTCAAGATACATTAGGAACTGATGGAAAACGAATAGTAAAGATTATTTCTGAAAGTGATGACATCCTCCATAATAATATTGGTTACCTTATAGAATCAGAAGGCAAGATTATACTTGATGGGTTTAATCCAGCGAGTATAGTTGATACAGTAGATTATATTGAAGTGACAGTGGCTCCAGATTCTCACGACATGGCACCAAATCGTAATGAACTATTAAATATACTTACAGATGATGCTATTATTGTTGGTGAGGTTGATACTATGATTACTGGTGGGACATCTGCTGGTATTGATTACACGACTACTTCGAAAGACTAATGCATAAGCATTCTACAAGATTTAATATATCAAGTGAAGTATCTACTTCGCTGCCAGAGCATGTTACATATAATTCGCCGGACTTAGAAGTTTTTCTACAAAAGTTTCTGGAGTTTATGGAAACTGAAAATAAGTCATTATTCTATCTTAATACTATTGAAGAAAATAGAGATATAGATTTGACTGGTGAAGAGTTTTTATCTAGAATCCAGAATGAAATAGGACAACCAGTTCCCCGTGAATTTACTGCTGAACCTAGATTGCTATACAAGCATCTTACAGAATTATATAGATCTCGTGGCACAAAGGATTCTATTAAGGCATTCTTTAGATTCTTTTATGATGATGAAGTAGAAATATATTTTCCAAAAGATGATTTATTTGCACCATCAGATGGGAAATGGTCAGATCAGACTGACGATATTTTGCTGAATCATGCAAACTATACTCCTTCATACGTCTTTACTATCACAGGAAGTGCTACTGATACTATTAGTGGAAGAGATAATAATGGGTTTAAACTAAGATTTGATAAACCCCTTATATATGTGGATGATGTTCGAGTAGAAGATGCTATTACATCTGTCAAAAGATTTATTCCTCCAACATGGGCAACTAGCACATCATATCTTGTTGATGATATTGTCAAATCCCCAGGTGATGGACTATTTTATAAATCTTTATCTGCATTCACTAGCACCATTGACCCTAAAAATGATGCTAATAATTGGGTATCAAGTCTCAGTGAATTAGCATATTCAATAAAATTTTCATCTTCCTTGGCTGTAGGTAAAGTGGTAAAACTCTATGCTACTGGTTCATATCCTGTTCATGATGGGTTTGTATCTGATATAAAGAAACTTCAGGATTCATTCTATTACCAGAAATTTTCTTATGTGCTTAAAACTGGTAGTAATGCTGAGTTATGGAAAAATGCATTCAATAGATTGGTTCATCCTGCTGGATTTATTTTCTTTGGAGAAATACTACTTACGATTTATTTGATTGGTGTCAATAGAGTATTTGCAAAAACTCAACATGGTAGACAAGTGGGTGGTCTTCCTATACCTATTATTATACCAAGTGTCAATGGTGCTTCTGCATTTAATAACCTTGGTATGTATCTATCATTCAAATTTGAGCATCATCATTTAGTGTTTGGAATGCGAGAGTATTTTAATAGATTCAAATACAAATTATCTAGTGGAATTTATAATTGGAGTTCGACTACATTTGCAGATGTGGATGGAAAAATACCTGATGGTAACATAGAAGCAGATACTACAAGTTTTGTAATAGTTTCAGGAACTAAAATACTGACATATACACATGCTGATAGTATTACTCCTCAGTCGGTAGTAGATTTAAATACAGCGCTAACTACGGCCGAATTGGCTAGCCTAGCATCTAAGACATTAAACAAAATTATTACATTTACTAATACTACTACAGCACAACGTGGTGGTGCTGGTGGAACCAACGTAAATCAGGCACAAGCAGATTGGAAATCTATTTCCACTGGTGTTAAAAAACCATTTTCAATAAATTTTACTGGCATACAAGTGCCATAAATAGTATAAATATAATCAGAAAACCATTTTATTAAGGGTCTAGAAATATGACAGCAATTATAACCAGCCAATTCAGATTGGATATGGCAAACAAATTAATTTCTGATGTCAGTAGTACAACATCAAATTATTATATGTATGTGGGTAGATGTGAACCATGGGCAGCTGGAGATACCAGTCCAGATACTCCATATGATAATCAGTACTCCACATTATTCGAATCCACCCAGCACATGCAGGGTATGAAGAAAATTGATGCTGCTGATGTTAGTTGGTGCACTCCTCGATATCAATGGACAAATGGAACAGCATATGCTGAATATGATGACCGTGATGGTAATCTTGAAGGTAAAAAATATTTTGTAATAACAGATAATCTTCATGTGTATATCTGTCTTAGGGCAGATGGAACCTCTACCAAAAATCCTGATGATGCCGGTGTCCAAACCTCTGGGATTATTGACCATGCTTCTAGTGATGGTTACATATGGAAATATATGTATACCTTATCAACAAATGCTGCGAATAAATTTTTAACATCTGCCTTTATCCCAACCACATTCCTGGCAGCAGATCCAGGAACCAGTGCTGATATAGCATTACAGAATCAATTCGATGTTCAGGGGTCTGCAAAAGATGGTGCTGTATATAACATTAAAGTAACTGCTGGTGGATCAGGATATACAAGCACACCTACAGTAGCATTCACTGGTAATGGTGATGGGAATTTAGAAGCCGATGTTGTTGTTGCTAATGGAGTAGTAACAACAGTTAAAGTTAAAACAGGGAAAGCAGGATTAAATTATACAGAAGTTGCTGCTATTATAAGTGGTGGTGGTGGTGCTGGTGCCACATGTAGAGCAGTTATTGGTCCTATCGGTGGATTTGGTGCCGACCCAAGAAACGATTTAAGAGCACATTATGTTGCAATTAATTCACAGTTGGTTTATGACCAGAATGGAGATTTCGTCGTAGACAACGACTTCAGGCAAATCGGTATTGTCAGAAATCCGACAAATTTCGGCACCACCACTATTGCTACAGCAGATACCTTAAATGCTCAAAGGATATTGACCATAGCAACAGGTGATTCGTTTGCTGTGGATACCGAGTTCGAAGGCACTGTTACGGGAGCACATGGTATAGTTAATCATTATGATTCTTCTACTGGTAAATTAAGATATCATCAAACAGAAGCAACTGGTTTTAAAACATTTACTACTGCTGATAAAATCAGAGTAGCTGGTGGATCGAATACTGGTAAGGATGTAAATACTATTACTAATCCTGAAGTAGAAAGATATTCTGGGGATCACATTTTCCTTGAAAATAGATCACCAGTAACAAGGTCAGCATCACAGATTGAAACTATTAAGATTGTTATAGAACTATAAAGGGAACGAATAATGTCAGTAAAGTTTAATATAGAACCATACTTTGACGATTTCGAAACAGCAACGTCAGATGGGCTTTCTCCCAAAGAGAAATATCACAAGATACTGTTTCGTCCATCTCATGCTGTGCAGGCTCGTGAACTGACACAAATACAATCTACTCTACAAAACCAAGTCACACAGATGGGCAACCACCTCTTCAAAGAGGGGGCTATGGTTATCCCAGGTCATGTTTCTGCTTCGACTAAAGTTGATTATATCAGAATTTCCAGTAAATCTGGTATTTCTGATTTAACTGATTTAGTAGGGAAAGTTTTCACTGCCACGAATAGTGGTGCAACAGCCAATACCACTGGACTTGAAGCAATGGTAGTTGCGGTTTCTGCTACCGATGGGACTGACCCTGATACTGTATACCTACAATATTTAAACTCAGGAACAGGCAATGAACAATTATTCGTAAAAACAGAAACCATAAGAAATGCCAGTGCTGGCATGTCGATGGTAATAGAGAATATTGCTGGAACTGATGCCACTGGGTTTGGTTCAGTAACATTTCTTCAGACTGGTATTTATTTCATTAAAGGAAATTTCGTAGTTGTTCAGACAGACCAGTTAGTATTGTCCAAGTATGGACAGACACCTACATTTGATATAGGTCTAAAAATTACAGAATCTATTGAAACTTCAGCAGAAGATGATTCGCTCAATGATAATGCTAATGGAACACCAAACTATGCTGCACCAGGTGCACATAGGTATAAAATAAAAACTGAATTAATTACCAAGGATATAGGTGTTGATGTTGCTGGAACGGATGATGATTTCGTTCTTCTTATCCAGATTGATAATGGTATTATTATTAAAGAGGTTCGTACTACAGAATATAATATAGTTGAACAGACACTTGCTCGTCGCACATTTGATGAATCAGGAAATTATACCGTAAGACATTTCCCAATTGATATTACCGACCATGCCTCAGATAGTACCAAATTATCCGTGGGACTTGAACCATCAAAGGCATATGTTCAGGGATATGAAATTGAAACTCTATCTACAATTGTAACAGATATGGATAGAGCACGAGATGCTGCTCTGTTTTCTGCAGCGTCACTGCCAATAAACATTGGTAATTATATTGATATTAATAATATGCAAGGTATGCCAGATCTTTCTACATTTGGTGATACTATAATATATAATGCTGTAGTAGCATCTCAGTCGGGTGCCACTCAATTAGGAACAGTTAGAATTCGTTCCATTGAGAAAATCACAGCTGCTGTAGCATCACCCGCAGCAACTGCTGTGTATAGAATATGGATGTTTGATATCAAAATGATTTCTGGCAAAAAATTTGAAGATGCTAAATCATTTCAATTTGCTGATATACCTGAATTTAAGGCAGATATTGTTCTTGATCTTGTTGGTGTTCCTGGTGTAGTTACACCAGTTGCAAGAGCAATTATAAAAGACCCTACCCGTAGCACCTTAATATATAAGATGCCATTTCAGAGAGTCAAGACCTGTGATTCTCAGACTGTGGCAGGGCAAGCTGCTGATTTCAATTATATTTACCACACAATGAAGGAAATCGGAACATCTTCTGTGGCAGCCGGTAAAGCAGTATTTGATACTATCCCTG